TTGGATTGAGCGGCAGAAATATGTTAAGGCTGCCGCAGAACGCATTAATCATCCTTTGGTAACTTATGTTCATTATTATCCAATGGATGAAAACTTTTATGATAAACTTAATATGATATTTTCTGCGGGAGGAGAAGGTGTTGTTTGCTACAAAAATTCTGGATTACCAGAACCGGGTAAGCGAACCGCACATAAGACTCTCAAAGTGAAGCGAGAACTTGAGAACCTTATTGACTGTGTAATTACAGGCACTGAACCTGCCGCTGAAGATTATAGCGGAAAAGATGTCGGTACGTGGATGTATTGGCGAGACACCCGTACTGGCGAAAAACTACAGGGACAACTGTTTGGTGATTATCAATCTGGACGCACAATTAAACCGATTAGTCGCGGTGCGTATATGGAATGGCCAGGCGCTATTTATGTAAGTGTATATGATAATAATCATCAACTACAACAGTTATGTAAAGTTGCCGGTTTAACGGATGATTTTAAAGAACAATTAAAGAATAACTTTAATGAATGGTATTTATGCCCTGTTACTATTGGCGGCATGGCCCTTAGTAATGCGAATGGCTTAAGTATCCGCCACCCTTACTTAAAATCAATTCGTAAAGGCGATATTTCCCCTGAAGACTGTACGCTATCAAAAATTATTAACTAAGCATTTTAAATATAAAATGCTGAGGAGGACTTATGGATTTAGAAGAACTATTTGGCTCGGTAGAAAAATATGGTTTTGATCCAGTAATGTATCAGTATTTTCATCAGCTTCTAGATAATAGAACAATTGTTATGAATGAATATGTAACTGATGCTACTGTAGAAAAGGTATTCCTTCCAATGCGTGAATTTGAAAAGGATGATTCAAAAGACCCCGTCACGATTATATTAAATTCTTGCGGCGGCGATGTATCAAATGGTTTCTACCTAGCCCAATATATTTCTCAGTATTCCAAACCATTACATATTATCGTTCCAGGAATTGCCGCAAGTATGGCAGGAATTATTCTTGCTGGCGGCGGGAAAAATGAGAATGTAACAAGGTATTGTTTCCCAGCTTCATATGTATTACTACATGATGGATATGTTGCTTTGGAATCTAGTGAAGCACGAACTGCAGATGACATTATGGACTTTAATAAACGAGTAGATGCTGATATTCGTCAATTTATTATTGACAATACTAACATTAGTGCCGAGTTATATGATAAACATGCTCGTCAGCAGTGGTTTATCAAATCAACCGAGATGAAAGAACTTGGACTAATTGATCGCATTTACGGAGTTGATGATAAATGATTAAACATTGGGCAGATACATCTGCTGTTTTACATTGGAACGCGGCTGAAGCTCAGGTAGCTATCAGCCCTTTAACTTTATCTGAATTAGAACATATTAAAACCAATGATCGTGCTTCTTAGGAATTAAAATATAATGCTCGTGAGGCAATTAGGAAAATTGTTAGCGGTGCTTGCTATTCTGTGATTACATCTAATAATCATAAAATAGATAAGATGCTTAAAAAATATAATTTTCTTAGTGATATCAATGACCATCGTATCCTTTGCGCCGCAGAATTATATGCGGAAGAAAATGGAGAAGATGTTATATTCATGACTTGCGATGCTGCTCAATACACATTCGCACTACAAATGCCTCGTTTAATGGCAGTTTATACAGCCAACGAGAAGCCAAAGGAGGATGAATGGTGCGGTTGGGCAAAATACTATCCTGATGATAATGAATTATCAATGTTATACTCTGATCCAAAGATAAATATACTTAAGGCTAAAAATAATGAGTTTTGCGAAATTTATAAAAACAGTGAATTAAAAGATATCCTATTCTGGACGGGTAATGAATATCGGCCTTTAAAATATAAAGAAATGAAAAATCCATATCTTAATGAAATTTTAAAACCACGCAATCTAGAATAGAAAATGGCATTTGATTTATTGTAGAATAAAAATATAAGAGTAAAATTATTAACATCTGCTTGGGGTGGTGGAAAAACTCTTATTGCTTTAACATATGGACTTGAATAGGTTGGAAAAGGTAATTTTAAAAAATTATTATTTATTCGCAATAATATCATAGTTGCTAATACTAATGACATAGGTTTTTTGCCAGGAGACTTGCGTGAAAAAATGTCAATTTGGGGAGGTCCTTTAACAGACCATCTAGGTGGGCAGGAAATGCTAGATTCTCTTATTGATTCTGGTATAATTGAAATTTTTCCATTATCACATATTAGAGGAAGGTCAATTAAAGATACTATTGTCATTTGCGATGAATGTGAAAATATGGATGATAAATTAGTTACATTACTCATGAGTCGTATTGAGGACGGCAGCGAATTAATTTTTTGCGGAGATGTAGCTCAAATAGACTCTCATAAGTTTGAACAAAACAATGGAATACGGTCAATGATATGTCATTTAAATGATGACCCTTTATTTGGCATGGTTAAGTTATTAAAATCAGAGCGTGGTCCCGTTGCAGCATTGTGTGATAAAATGAGACCACCAGTTTAATACTTGACTTTTTAATATGAATATGATATAATTATAAAAAGGGGAAGCGGGAGAGTAATTAACTCCTGAGATAATGTTGCTCACTCAACAAGCCCTTATTTTAACACTTAGTGAGGAGTGATAATATGTGGAAAATTTATAAGCACACTTTTCCAAATGGAAAGATTTATATAGGACAAACTAAAAAAAGTTTATTAGCACGTTTTCAAAATGGACGAGGATATAAGAGCTGTCCGTTAATGTAGCGAGCAATTGATAAGTATGGATGGGAAAATGTTACTACTGAATTATTAGAAGATAAAATCCCCACCTTGGAAGCCGCTAATGAAAGGGAATAGTATTATATAGAATTATATGACGCTACAAACCCAATGATTGGATATAATATTTCTCCAGGTGGAGGAATTCTTTCTATAATAGATTATGACGCTATTTATCAAGAATGGATAAGTCACCCAGAACTTGGAGTAAAGGCAATAGCCACCAAATTAAATTATGATAGAAATACTATTGCCCGAGCCTTAGATGCCTACGGAGTTGATATTGCTGATAGAATGTCGCGTGTAGCCTCTTCTATTAGTCAATCATAGCGTAAATATGACCGTACGGCAATTTATAATGCTTGGAAAATTACACCAGATTATAAAACCCTTATGAAACAATTTAATTGCTCGGTAGATACCATTAGAAGGGCTCTTAAGGAAAATAATGTTTCAGAACAAGAAAGGCGCACTTTTGGCTAGCTTAATCAATAGGGATGCAATCGTAAAAAAATTAATCAGTATGATCTAAATGGAAACTTTATACAAACTTTCAATAGTATAGCAGAAGCTAACCTTTCATTAGGCAAGCAACCAAATTCTTCTAATATTATAAGCGCATGTAAAGGAAGACGTAAAACTGCCTATGGTTATAAATGGGCTTATTCAGAAAACATTTGACAAGTGGGCGCCATTTTGGCGCCCACTTTTTTATTTGACTTTTTCCTAAATTTAAGGTATAATAAAAGAAAAAAGGAGAAAAGTATGAAGCTTATTACAACAATAACTTATACTCTTGAACGAGAATATGATGAAGATTATTTTGATGAGTGGACAAATGAAGATTGTCCTAGAGAAGAAGTAATGGATATTGCTGAAAAAGACATGTATCAAGATTTCATTGACCGCATAGAAACTCGAATAGATAATCTCTGTCTCTCTAATTGGAGCAGAGATAATGTAGATATGTATTGGGAGGAATAATATGAAGGATTTATATGACAAGATGATTGACGAATATTTTAATCGTCATCCAGACGCAGGATTGGCTTGGTGGATGCTACCACTAGACTAGCAGCCAGAAGGCTTTAAGTAGGAGATGTATGACATTCTTTGGGACTTGACACATAAGGAGGAATAATATGAAAATTTATTTAGCTGGCCCTATTTTTACCTATGGCGATTTGCTTCGTAATACTGAATGGGCAAAGAAAATTCGTGATGCCATTCCAGATGTTGATTTATATTCTCCCGTGGAAAATACCGATATTAACGGTGTTGAAGGAAAGAAGAAATTTGCTGGTTCTCAGGAAATTGCGAATGGCGATAATATCCGCTTAAACGCAACAGATATTCTTATTGCCTGTATAGACGGAGATGTTTTGCCTAGTGGTACTTGCGCCGAAATTGGTAAATTTCATGAGAAAATTGAGCGCGGCGACCATAAATATATTGTTGGTATCTGTACAGATAATAGACAAATGTATTTAACGCATAGTGAAGCAAAAGACAAAGGTGGCGCCGCCGCATTAGGGGAACAGCAATATAGCTATCAAAACTTATATGTAACCGGGCTTATCAAATAGGGCGGTATTCTTGTATCAAATATAGAAGATGCTATTGCTTTTGTAAAGGAAAAAGAATATGAATTTGATACAACTATGCCTAATGAGTCAGTATCAGACTGGAGGTAAATATGAATATAAATACGACAGATAAAGTTTAGACTGGAGATTCAGCCACAGGAACTAGTACAAGTACAACTTGGCGTTGCCCGTATACTTAGTCTAAAGCAGAACGAGGCTGGGAATGCCCTCGCTGCGGCCGCGTTAATGCGCCTTGGGTAAGGCAATGTGATTGCTCTAATAAATGGGATATTACTTGTGCCAAAGATGATTATACAAAGCCATGGTGGTATGATTATAAAATTACTTGTGATAAGACAACAGCAAATAATGAAGATTGGTGGAAAACTTATGTTACATGCACTCAAGCAGATACTGTTGGCGGCAGCGACTATTGGGATAATGCTGAAAAAATATGGTCTAATGTATTAAAGAATG